CTGGCTTTTGGGGGCGGGTATAAAGGAAGGGGCAAACTATGGGGCGGCATCCTTGCCTATCCCCCTATCAAGCGCTATGCGGCGTGGATGGCCTTTTTGGGTTTAGGTTCAACAGTCCATTGTCCGCCCCAAATCGCCTTAGCCCACTGAACCAATTGCGGCCAGTATCCATCACACCAATCCAAGATGATGAAGGCCTCGCCGCCTTGCACAACACACTCAACCGCTGGCCACGCGAGTTCGACGACCGAGGTTAGCAATAACGGGTTTGCACTCATACCCAGTTCCGTCCTGAATACGGGTTTAGGCTCTCCCGTCGTCCAATCGCAAACCAGCACATTTACCGCTGTCACCCTTCTCATACAGTCACCGCTGGGGCGAACAATGCCATCAAATCGATTGCGCCATCACTTTCGGCTAATTTGGTCAAGCGGTCTGCCTTAATTGCGGCCATCTTGGCTGCGACTTTCGGCATGGCCTTAATCGCCTTAACCTTCTCTTTATCCAAGCTATTCACCAAAGCCACAACGTCAGCCAAGGGTTTGTCGTTAAGTTCGCAAAGCGCTTGAATGAAGTCAGAGTGAAGGGCATCATTGCCGCCTTCTCGTTTCTTCGTCCAATCGCCGCCCTTCAAAGTATCCACGCGAACTTGCGCGAGAGCGTGGGCAATTGCGGCATCCTTCTCGCCTGAGTAGGCATCGCTAATGGTTTGCTTCAACCCGTGAAGGGCGGCGAGTCTCAACACCGCTGGACTCAAGTCGTCCAAGCTAATCTCACAACCCTTTCCGCTTGCAAAGTTCCAAGCCAGCTTTTCACCCACTTGAACCACTTCAGCTTTTTTGGTAGTCGCTTTCGCTTCAACCACTGGAGCCGCAACTACTACCGCTTCAACCGCTTCAACCGCTTTGGAGTTTTTCATTTTGTCTTTCCTCTTCTTAGTTTGGGGGCTAGGCGCCAATCGCTTTCGCTCCCCGCTTTACTCAATAACCTAGCCAGCTTAGCACTTCCTCATTCCTAAGCCAAACTATTTCTTCGTCTAAGTCCAGAGCGTTACAAAACGAAACACTCACTACCTGGACGCGCTTTTCTTCAACCGCGACTACCTTGATGCCGTGGGCCTTCAGGAGCTGTACTATTCTTGAATTCATTTTCTTTGCCTCGGTTTGGTTGTTTCCCGTTTGGGATAACGTCAGGTTAGGTCGCCTTTCCTGTAATTACAAGTAGTTTGAGAAACAAATTATAAATAGTTTGATTGATTCTCCCTATCGATCTGCCCATCCTGATTAGACTCCTCTGATTTCTTTCCTTTCCAGCCGATCATGACCCATGCCGACACCCCCATCCACCCACCCTGGGCGGCATAGTTGGGGCCTCAGACTAAATCGCGCCAAAAAAATGGGCAAACTATCGGTAGTTTAAGCCCAGCTCTAACCTTCCTCGCTTGCAACCTGATCCGGCCTGATCCACTCTGCAGTCGTCGCCAACCCAACCACCCAGGAGATCCCATGGCACACGTCGGAAACCAGAGAGAACTGATGCTCTCCCACACTCACGAGGCGCTGATGCATCACATGCTGATGTACCCAACCCAGACTATCCGCGAGATCGCTGCGGTCTTCGGGTACACTGCCTCGTACACCTCTAACCTGATCCACAACGATCTCTTCCAAGCGCGCTTCAAGCAGCTGCAGCAGGAGCACTTCCACTCGCTCGCTTCACCGCTCAACGTGAAGATCGAAGCCCTCGCTCACCAGTGCATCGAACGCTGGGCCGAGAAGATTGAAGCCTCCGACGACCCCGAGTTCATCAAGACTTCTGCGGACAAACTCCTCCAGCGCCTGGGGTACGGAGCCTCCAACAAAGTCCAGGTCAACGTCGGAGTTCCGGACGCCACCTCCGCGACTATCGTGGAATCACGTGAGGCGATCGCAGCCGGAACCCGTGCCCGACTCCGTCTCCGCGAACTTTCCCAAACCGCAGAGGAGGTGCCGTATGCAGCCATTGAAGCTAAGTAAACCGCTCGGCCGAATCTCCGCTGTGCTGATGACCGACACCCCGCCGAACTTCACCGGCCAGGGGCTGAAAGGTCGTGCCAAAGCTGGGGTGGTTTACGAGAAGAAATTCCACCGCGAAATGGCCGCTCGGCACGGGACCAACTACCACTCGAATCTGTGGTTCCATTACCAGCTGAACGGTGACTGGCGTTGGTGTCAGCCGGACGGGGTTCTGATCGACCACAGTACCGAGCCCAGCACCATCACGATTTTCGAGTGCAAACTGAAGCACACCGCCCAATCTTACTGGCAGCTGAAGAACCTCTACCTCCCAGTGCTGAAGGCGGCCTTCTCCACCCTGTTCACCTTCAAGCTAATCGAGGTCTGCCGCGACTACGACCCAGCGACTCCGTATCCGGCGCTCGCCCCAGTTCTGCGGAAGATCGACGAACCCCATCCCGCTGAGCTTGTCGGAGTGTTTATATGGAAACTGTGATCCCAGCGGAACCCTCCCTGGAACTTACGTTGGCCGAAGCTATCCAGCTGGCCGCGATCGACAACGAATTCTACTGCACGCACTGGTTCCCCAAAACCTTTCGCCAGCGGTCTCCGGAGTTCCACACGGACGTCTGGGCGAACCTGGAGGGCGGCTCCCGTTTCGTCGGCCTGATGATCTTCCGTGATGGCGCCAAGACCACCGTGACCAGGGCGTTCCTCTCGAAGCGTGTTGCCTACGGGGTTTCGCGCACCATCGTGATCCTGGGCAAGTCGGAGGAGGCCGCGATCAAAACCCTGAGTTGGTTGCGCCGACAAGTCCAGTACAACACCAAGTGGACGAACGCCTACGGGCTGGCTCAGGGCGAAATCTGGAACGCCAACCACATCATCATCGAGCATAAGGTTCTGGGCATTTCCATCCAGATCATCGCGATGGGTATCCTCGGGTCAGTCCGCGGTATTAACTTGGACGACTACCGCCCCGATCTGATCGTGGTCGATGACCCCTGTGACGAGGAAAACACCCTGACTCCGGAAGCGCGCAAGAAGCTCTCAGACTCCTTCTTCGGCGGGTTGCGGAATACCCTGGCGCCTGCGACGGATATGCCCGAAGCGATGCTGGTGCTGCTCCAGACTCCGCTACATCCGGACGACCTCATCTGTCAGGTGGCGAAAGATCCGGAGTGGGTCTGCGTTCAGTACTCGATCCTCGACGCTGACGATAAGTCCACCTGGGAAGCCCGTCACCCGACCGAGACGATCCTCGCTGAGAAGGCCGCCTACATCCACCGGAACCAGCTTTCGATCTGGTTAAGGGAGAAGGAGGTCTGCATCGTTTCCCCCGAAGCTTCGTACTTTAAGACGGAGTGGCTGGACTACTGGGAAGAATTGCCCGAGGGTGGGATCTACTATTTAGGGATTGACCCGACTCCACCGCCGAGAGACCTTGGCCAGATCCACAAGAACCTGAAGCTGGATGACGCCGTGGTGCTGGTGATCAAGGTTCACAAAGGTTTCGTCTATCTGGTGGATTATTGGACTGGGAAGTCGCCGATGCCTCAGGAGCTCTCGCACGAGTTCTTCAAGTACCGGACTAATTTCCCGATCTTCAAGGCGGGCGTGGAAACGATCAACTACCAGCGGGCATTGAAGGTCCACCTCGAGTCTGAGATGAAGCGCCGGAACGAGTACACCACACTGACGGCGATCGAGGACAAACGTCCGAAGCCTGTGCGGATTACTCAGACAATCTCCGCCTTGGCCTCGAACCGGAAGATCAGAATCCACCGGACTCACGCCAAGTTTATTGAACAGTTTACGCGGTACCCCCAGGTGAGCCACGACGACGTGATTGACGCGTTTGCGATTGCGTGTAGCCTGATAGTGTGGAGTATGGATTCAGTCATCGAGGGAGAGTTCACGGTGATAGAGTCTGAAGAAGAGCAACGACTATTAAACAACTGGAGACGCTAATGTACATCAACATTGATCTGCGAATGGGTTCGGAGAAGCACAAGAAAATCCTCTCGAAACTGATTGAGCGCAAGAGTTGCTCCCAGCGGAAGAACCGCGATCGGATGCAGAAATGGGAGCAGCAGGAGAAGATGGCCAAGGGCGTCATCCACCTGAGCGAAATGGAGAAGAAGAAGGTTAAGGGAGAGAAGATCTCCTACGTGAGCGTTCAGGTTCCGTATTCGTACGGGATGATGATGTCCGCTCACACCTACTATTCGTCCGTGTTCCTCTCGCGCACCCCGATCTTCCAATACCAGGGTCGGCATGGAGAGAGCGAGCAGAACGAAACCGCTGTTGAGAGCTTGATAGGGTATCAGGTGGGGACCTCGAATGCGAACTACGAAATGTACCTGTGGCTGTACGACGCCTGTAAGTACGGCTTGGGTGTGCTCGGAACCTTCTGGGAGACCGAGTTCGCCTATGTCTCAACGATCGAGGAAGTGCCCAAGACCTACCTGGGAATGCCGATCCCAGGCACGAAGAAGAAGGAGCGGGTTACCACGAAAGTTCAGAAGTTTGACGGGAACAAGTTCTTCAACGTTCAGCCGATCAAGTTCTTCTTCGACCCATCTGTTACTCCCGCGAAATTGCAGGACGGAGAGTGGTGCGGCCGCTTCTACACCATGAGCTGGAACAAGTTCAAGCAAGGTGCGGCAGAGGGGATCTTCATCAACGACGCTGAGGCTGAGCAATACTTCAACCTTTCCGATCCGGATCAGGTGACTTCGTCTTGGCTGGAGACTCCGGACAATGATCAGGGCTTCTCCTCCGCGAACAAGACCACGAAAGGTTTCGGCAGCTTCATGGATATTTTCGTCCGCCTGATTCCGGAGGATTGGGAACTGGGTTCGAGCCCGATGCCGGAGATCTGGGTGTTCACCGTGATTCATGGCGCCTGTATTGTGCGCGCTAGACCATTGGGCGATCTGTCCAATAAGTACCCGTTCTTCACGCTGGAGCAGGAGATCGAGGCTTATGCGATTTACCGCCCAGGTGTGATGGAGCAGTTGCAGCCGTACAACGACATTCTGACTTGGCTCTTCAACTCCCACTTCTACAATGTGGAACAGTCGCTGAACAACCAGTTCGTCTACGACCCCAGCCGAGTGATGATGCAGGACGTGTTGGACCCACAACCTGGGAAGCGTATTCGACTCACCCCGACTGCGTACGGGTCTGATACTAAGACCGCTATTTCGCAGCTGAACGCTTACGATGTGACCCAGATGCACATGACTGACTTCGATAAGGTTGGGAGTCTGATGCAGCGGATGGGCGGTGTGGTCGATGGGATTATGGGTCAGGTATCGAACGGTGGGCGCAAGACTGCGACTGAGATCCGGACTTCGACTCAAGGGGCTGTGAACCGACTGAAGACTGTGTCGGAGTTCATGTCCACCCAGGGGTTTCAGCCGCTCTCCCAGCATCTGGTGTCCACCACTCAGCAGTATTACAATGGGGAGATGCAGTTGCGGGTGAACGGCACTGGGACTCGGCAGATCATCCAAGTGAGCCCTGAGATGATTGCTGGCGCTTACGATTTTGTGCCGATTGACGGGACGATGCCGATTGACCGGTTCGCTCAGGCGCAACTGTATCAGGAACTTATGCTGGGATTGGCGCAGAATCCGGCCCTCGCTTCTCAGTTTGACTTCGGACAAATGGCGACCTGGATTGCCAAGATGTTCGGCATGAAGTCGATTGACACGTTCAGGGTTCAGCAAGGTGATCCAAATCAAATGGCCGCTCAGGTACAGGCCGGTAACGCTATCCCCCAGGGGCAACAAGTATGAGCCAATTAGAGCTGGAACAGCAACAAACCATCAGAGCAGAGGCTAAAAAGAACGCCGAGCTTGTCGATCAAATGAGAATGTTGACTTCTCTTCCCGCGTGGAATACCTTTCGGGAGCTGGTAGAGAGACACCTTCACAGTAGAGTTGAACGGGTACTTTTGGCCAGCAACGAAGAACTAAAACAAGAAACACCCCCGACGACCGTCGAGCGGGTAGCAGGTGAAGCGACCGGATTAAGGCTGGCTTTACGGTTACCGCAGATGATCCTAGATGCCGCCCCTGAAACGAAAGGTGAAGACGATGAAGTTCAAGTTTAATTTAGTTCTGTGTGAAGAAGCCGAGGCCGCTACCGGTGGCGGTGCCCTTCCTGCAGACGACTCAGGTTTGGAAGATAACTCAGCGGTCTTCGAAGAGATCGCAACGATGGCTTTTGACGAGGAAGACGACTTCTCGGAGCCAGTGGTTGAGGTTCCTCCGGTCGCTGAAGTTCCTGTGGTTCCTGCGGTTGCACCAGTAGCACCCGTGGTTCCAGCAGTAGCTCCAGTGGTTTCGGAAGTTCCCGCCGCTGTTCCACCAGTCCCCGCACAGGAAGTGCAACCGGTAGCTCCTGCAGTGTCCCCTGCGGTAGTTGCTCCGAGTCAGACCCGAGAGCAGACAGTGAGCGCTCTCGAACAGGCGATGCCTGCGTTAACTGAGGACGAAATTGTGGCTCTGCGGAATGAACCTGAGAAGGTGCTTCCAAAGATGCTGGCTAATATGTTCTATGATATGCATGGAGCTATTATGCAAGCGGTTCAGGCTTCTATGCCGAATATGCTGCAAGAGGTTCAGACCAGAGCGTCTAGTGTTCAGGCGGCGGAGGCGGAGTTCCATACTGCTTGGCCGCTGCTGAAGGACAAAGGCGACTTGGTTCTGAGAATCGGCAGAGCGTATAAGGCGGCGAATCCTGGTGCGGATCGGGCTACGATGATCCGCGAGATCGGTGCGATGGCGATGGTGCAGGCCCAGATTCCATTTGATGTGGTGACTGGGAAAGCGATCACACCTGCGGCACCGGTTGGTAATCAACCTTTTAGACCGACTGTTACTAGCTCAGCTAGTTCGGCCGCGTCACAACTGAGTTCAGATAACCCATACGAACAGATGGCTGAACTTTTCCTTAGAGAAGACTCGGAGTAAATATCATGGCATTTGCAGGCTTACGCGGTACCGGCGACTGGGGCACAGATGAACGCCCCAAGAACTTTCGTAACACCATTCTCTGGCGTCAACCCAACGGGGCGGCTCCTCTGACTGCGTTGTTGGCGAAGATGAAAACTGAAACCACTGACGACCCTGAGTTCAGCTGGTGGGAAGAAGAGAACACCATCACCCGTGTTCAGACTTCCGCCGCGATTCTGGGTACCACCGACACAGCGTTTACTTTGATCACCAACGGTTTGGCACTTGTTGCCGGTGACGTGTTGCTGGTTGAAACCGCTACTGAGGTTAACTCCTACACCAACGAACTGATTACCGTGAGTTCGGTTGCGTCGGATACCTCTGTGGTGTTTAAACGCGCTCAGGTGAATACCACTGCGACCGCTATCCCAGCGAGTTCGTTCTTGACCAAGATCGGGAATGCGTATGGCGAGGGTACTACCTCTCCGAACACTACTTCCCGCAACCCAACCAAGATCAGCAACCTGTGCCAGATCTTTAAGACTGCGTACGAGTTGACCAACACTGCGAAGGCGACCAACGCCCGCACTGGTGATCCGCTGAAGAATGACAAAGTGCGTCGTATGTTCGACCACTCGGCTGCGCTTGAACAGGCTTTCTTGTGGGGTAAGAAGTACGAGACCGTTGGTTCGAACAACAAGCCTCTGCGTTACACCGGTGGTTTGCGTCAGTTCATTACCACCAACGTGAGCATCTTTGCGGTGACTCCGACCGAGGATTCGTTCTTCGACGCGATTTACCCTGTGTTCAACTTCTCGGCTGACTCGGCTTCCAGCAACGAGCGTATCGTGTTGTGCGGTAACGGCTTCCTGAACGGCTTGAACAAGCTGGCTCGTGGTCCGATTGCTACCAGCCGTATGCGTCACGACGACACCGTGAAGTTCTACGGTATGGAACTGATGAAGTGGTCATTGCCTCAGGGTACTCTGTTGATCAAGTCTCACCCCTTGATGAACGTGCATCCGAAGTACACCAACTCAGCGTTCGTGATTAACCCCTCGGCGCTGGTGTACCGTCCTTTGCAGGGCCGTGATACCAAACCGCAGGACAATCTGCAGTTGCCTGACTCCGATACTCAAAAGGGTCAATGGTTGACTGAAGCTGGTTTGGAAGTTCAGCATGAAAAGACTATGGCGTACATCGGTAACTTCGTAGTCTGAGTTTTGGTGTGGTGGCTTGGGAGGTGAAAGCCTCCCTTTTTTACGAGGTGATTTTATGAAATTGACCGCCAAAGACCTGATGAAGGCAGAGGGGAGTGATGAATACTCCAGTTCCCCCTGCTGCGAGATTAAGGGCAGCGAGCATGAGAAGAAGTTCTATGTGACGGTGCCGGTTACTGAGGCCGCTATCAAAGGTCTGGTGATTGGGAAGAAGGTAACCCTGGTGGTGGAAGGTGTGCTGTCAGAGGTTAGATCACGTTGGAGCCCCGAGCTGAGTATTGAGGTTTCCAGCATCGATATTAAACAAGGTAACGAATTCGAGGAACTGCTAGATGACGAAGAATAGAACCCAGAAGGGTCATTTTAATGCCACCCCATCAATTGTTATCCCAGGAGCTCCGACTCCTGTTTTGCCTGATGCGCTAGTGATGATCGGGATTCCGAGTGGAAGCACCTGGGAAGCGGACTTCGGCATGAGTATGCTGAGTTTGATCGCCCACTCTTCCGGACGGACGCCCGAGAATTATGCGAGTCTGGCCTGTGCCGTGAACAATGTGAAGGGTAGTATCCTGCCACAGTCACGCCAGCAATTGGTGCGCAAGGCTCAGGAGATGAAGGCGACTCACATTCTTTTCCTGGACTCGGATATGACCTTCCCCGGCTGGAGTTTGATTAAGCTTCTGGAATTGGGTGTGGATGTGGCGGCAGCGAACTGTGTTACTAAGTCGATTCCGCCAAACCCCACTGCACGGTTCAAGGGCGATACCCCAGATGGTGAGGTGGTGTACCACTATGATTATGTGGAGGAGGGCGGACCCGATACCGTGGACGTCTGGCGTGTGGGTACGGGTGTGATGCTGATTGATATGAAGGTGTTTGACCGTATTGAGAAGCCTTGGTTCCCGATTGAGTATGATGGCGAGCGGTTGGTGGGTGAGGACTGGGGCTTCTGTAAGAAGTGCGAGGAGGCTGGGATTAAGCTTACGGTTGATGTGGAGCTGAGCATGAGCATTGGCCACATCGGGCGGCTGGAGTTCAATTGTACGATGATGGCTGATAAGGGTCATTATCAATAGTTTGCAATCCAAATTATAGGTAGTTTTATGACAATCCCAGAAATTATAATGTCTTGCTTAGGCACTGTCGTGGCGGTGTATGTACCAATGCTGATCAGAGTTTTGCGGGACGCGAAGGAGGAGATGCACAAGAGCAACGTTCTGAACGAGAAGCGTCTCTCTCGACTGGAGACGATGATGAAAGTGGTTTGGACTCTGCAGTCAAAATCTGCACAACGGGAGAGGAATGAATGAGCAATTACAATCAGCCATCGGTTGACCTGAAGACTGGGTTCATTGCGTTTAGGAAGTTTCCAGACGAGGTTACTACGATAACTCTGGACATGTCTGGATATCCTGTAGTCACCTCGGCTACTGCCGCCGTGGTGGACCGGGGCCTGGTGGATGGTGCAGCGACTCCCTTAACTGTATCCGTTCCTGTGTCTTCTAGCGTTACTAGGAGGCTGACGTTTACCTGTACTGCTGGCGCTGCCTACGAAGACTATATCGTGTACATTACCTGCGCAGCTGCCCCCGCATCTTTTATCATCCCAATTACCATTAAAGTGGAGAGTAAACCAAATGCACTTTGATCAAGCGGTAGGTATGGTGCTGTATGCCACGGGCCAGATTGAAAGTCTGCGTCCCCAGGTCGTCGACACAATGGAGTACGCCAAGGAGATGCTGGAACGCAACCCTGAGATGCGACCTTGGTTTCTCCTTTCTTCGAGTACAGAGCTTTTTGAGGCGGGTAACCAATATTTGGCTATGCCGGAGAACTTTTTGGCTGAAAGCCCAGAGGGTTTCATGAAGACCTCGGGTAAGAATACCTTCTGGAAGAAGATCCAAGGATTCCAGCTTGATGATGTCGCAGACACGACCCTGGAGTGCTATCGCTGGATATACCCAACGACCTTAGAAATCCCCAGAATTCTTACTGAGGACATCTCGGTACAGCTGTACTTTTATTCAGCTACGCCACCGCTGCGTGTGGTGCCCGCTTCTAACCTCTGGCTTACATATGGGTCGGATTTGCTGATTGCGAAAACAGCTGAGATGATACTGTCGAGTCTGCACGAAGACCAGGGTGCGTTGGTGCAGGCAGCGAGAGCACAGGGGGCTGAGAGACGTCTCTTGGCTGAATCCATTGAGCGAATGAATGGGAACCTAACATGAGACCGATGCCACCTTTACTGGATCTCCGGAAGGAGCTCTTCACTGGAATGTCGCCGATGCTGCATCCCCATCAGGGTGCGTTCTGGGAATTGCTTCAGGATATGCGCAATACTGGCGACGGAGTGCGACCCGCTTCGGGGTCTGCCGGCCTATCGACTTCGGGCGCAGCCATTGGCTGGTCTATGGGAATTGGATATTTGACGTCAGGAACCAATGTCTATATGCTGCATGGAACAGCCACTGAATTATTTTCCTGGGCCGGCTCGTTCTCCTTTGGAGTCTCGTCCGGTACAAATACATCGATTCTTTCCGGCTTAGCAGGGGTTCCACCAGCGTCTGCTTTCGGTGGGGCTCGTCCTACTACATGGTCAGTTGTTAAGTGGGGGAACGTGCTGCTAGCTTCCGGCGGCATCTCGGGGATGATGGTACAGAGAGTGCTTACCGGATTAGTTGCCCCCATTCCCACCTCGGAGAACCCCCAGATTCTCGCAGTACTAGGTCCTCACGTTTTGGGGTTTAATTACAGTTCCTTCGGGAGCCCTAACTCAAAGCAAACGTTTCGTTGGTGCTCTGCTGATGACGAAATGACGTGGACTCCGGCGGCGGCTAACTCCGCTGGGGATTTAGTTATTCGGGAATTTGCCTCAGAGATTGTAGCAGCCGTTCCGTTTCAGAATAAAATTGCTGTATTTTCGGAAACATCTATGGCTATGGTCTCCTACGTGGGGGCTCCTTACTATTTCGGGTATGAGGTAGTGATCACAGAGGAACTTTCTGTCGGCAGCAAACGGAGTGTTATTGTCGTAGGCGACTTGATCTATGGTTGGGGTCACAAGGGATTCTTTAAAACTGACGGTATCTCAGTAACTTATTTTGGCGATGAAATGCACAGGTATATTCAGAGTTTCCGTGCAACTCTGAACTTGTACACGTATTACTTCGCTCATGGTGTTTTAGACACCCTGCACGAGGAAATACAGTGGTATTTACCCGGAGACACAAATTTTACCTTTTGGATTTGTGCTGTGTATAATTACAAAACTGACTCCTGGTACATCAGAAATGCGGGTAAAGATGCTTCTTCGGCATTTTACTTTTCTGAGACACAGCTTGTGATTACAGTGAACAACGGATACCTCTCGCGACAACAACACGAGAATTATCAGCATACCAATGGGGTTGGTGGTTCATTGCTTAGCCAGTACCTTGCGGTTAGCAAAGCCATAGAGGTAAAGAAAAGTCTCGATGGAGCGCTAATCGGTGAAGAGTTTGTGAAATTCATTCAGTCTATCCGCCTTGATGTCACGATTCCCTCGGCTACTATAGCTGGAACCCGTTACGGTACACCGGAGTTGCTGGTTGGGATTGCGTTTTTGATGTCAGCGGATGAGGTTCCTGTTTACTGGTCTGTTCAATTCGGTTTTGCAAAAATCTACCCACTCAGATCCGCTAGATACATTAAGTTTAAAATAGAGTATGTAACAGTGGGGCAGTCTACCATGAAGCCGTTCACTCTGGAAGGGATTCAGGTCTGCGGTAAGGTTCTTGGCAATAACCCAGGAGTTAAAGGCAAATGATCCCGAGACCGGATAAGTATTTAAACTGGAAAGATTGGGCAGGTAAGTGCGTTGAGGCGCTCAACTTTGTTGACGAGTGGGCTCGTAAGACCCTGAGAACTAACCTGAATATGAAGCTGGTTTTTACCACGAGTTCTGGGACTCTCGGTCCAGTGGCATATGAGTATGATGAGAGGAACGGGCGGTTTTCAGCAGTCATTAATCATTCAGTTGCCCCCGCAGTTGCTGGTACTATTACTATAACTGGGTTGAATCTGAATGGTAAAACGAAGCTACCTGTTGTTTACGGCAGCGCCTGGGTATCTAATCCTGTGTTAGCAATCAACCCAAGGTTATGCTTCTACCGAACCTCCACCAAAACCATTGAGGTGAGTACCTCAGTTGGCGATGTGGACACACGAATTCTTCTGATTCTTTGAGGCTTATATGACAGACATTATAGTTGATCGGATGTACTTCCATGATTGCACCCTGAGCCGCGTTACCTGCGGAGAGCTTCATGTGTTCGGGCTGGAGTTGCCTTGGCTGGGGAATCAGGCGAACTACAGCTGCATTCCGGTGGGGGAGTACCAGTGTGAGTTGGGCCGGAGCGCTCATCTGGGTGATGTGATTCGGGTGAAAGATGTGGTGGGGAGGTCGGGGATTTTGATTCACGTTGGGAACTACACTCGTCAAATACAAGGTTGCTTACTGGTCGGGAGAGGCTTACAGTTCCTGGATGGAGACAGTGTGCCCGACCTGAGTTTTTCGAAAGATGCTCTGGCGGCGCTGATTAAGGCAGCTGGGAAAACGCCAAAACTAATTATTCGAGGCGAACATGGTTGAGTTGAAAAAGTGGTACCAGAGTCGAGCGGTATGGGGCGGCCTCGTGGCTGTGGTTTGCGGTGTGCTGGGTTTGCTCGGGTATGGGCTGGAGGAAGCGGAGCGCCAACTTCTGACTGATGCGTTGGTAGCGTTGGGCAGTTTGATTGGTGGTTTGATGGCTATCTGGGGACGCCTTAAGGCTTCCGACAAGGTGGAATAAATGGTTGCTCAGGTCTACAACTTTACGGCACCGGACGCTAATCCGATTGTACCGGCTGCTAACTGGTCATCAGTTGGTCAGGTGTCTGGGAAGATTCTCACGAACTCTTTCCGCAGCACCACGCCGGGTTTCAATGCTATTCTGGTTTATGCGAATGCGGTGACCAGCGCTACCATCAAGGTGAAGGTGAAGTTCACTGTGGTCGATGGGTCGGAGAGCCATGGTATCTACATCGGGAACCTCTCCGGTAACGGGTATTTGGTGCTGACCCGAGCTCCAGATATCCGCTACTTCAAGTGTTCCGGCGGGGTGCTGGGAGCTCAGGTAGGAAGCAACTTCAACACTACAATTCTGGTGACGGATGAGATTTCGGCTGAGTACAATCCGGTGAATGGTCAGTGTGTTATCTCGAAGAACGGGATTCCGCTGACTGCGTATACAGACCTGACGACCAACACCAATATGAGAGGGGGTGTTCTGAGTCGAGCTACTGTCGCTGGGATTTCGCAGGTTTCAGTGGAGGACTTCACCACCCCCACAATACCTGACACACGGATTGGGGAATCGCCACAGGGTTCCCAGCTTCTTGGATTCACTTTGGCTGGTTCAACTTTAACTGGAGAAACAATATGATTAGTAACTATGCGTCATTACAGACCGGAAACACCTTCAAGGATTACACCCTGAATTCGGATCTGTACGCCCTTCGCACTCGGGTGACTATCACCGGACGTTCGACTGGGATCATCACCTTTTTGGTTAAGGTGAGAGGGAGTGATCGTTTCACTGCCCCAACCAATAACACCTTGGATCTGGCGTTGAAGGATACTTGGTGGATTTACGGCTGCCCAATCGACGAAGTTCGTGTGGACGATACCGGCGGTGCAGGCGATTTCTCCGTATCGATCGAGCAAACTGAGGAGCGTTAATTATGCCCACTTCATCCACGACTACAGTTGATAACCAGACACCGGAGCAGAAAGCCTTAGCTCAGGCGCAACTGGCTCAACTGCAGAAGCGTTTGGCGTTTGAGGATTTCGCTGGGCAGATCTTGCTTGGCGGAGTTCCTGGTCTACCGGCTGGGATCCCAACTGGCGGGACGACTCAAACGATTAAAACTGGTGGTGGTTCTACTCCTCCAGCACCCCAACCGGCTGGGTCTACAATCGGCGGTGGTGGTGGGAGTAACCTCCAGAACACCATGAACAACGCAGCTTCTGGCGCTAGTTCGCTCGGGAACCTGATCATGCCGAATGCCCCGCTTCCACGGGTTCAGCCTTCCCCCTCGGTGGATGCGCCGAGACCGGTGACTGGCGGTAGCAGTATTCTGAGCGGGATCGGATCGAAGCTGGCTGACATCCTCACAGAACCCAAGACGATTGGGACTGCGATCGGTGCGCTGAGTGGGATTCCAGGTGGTGCACTTGCTGGGTCGGCGATTGGTAGTCTGTTCACTCCGAAGGCTCCAACCGTTCCACAGGGTGCTGCTCCGTCACCTGAGGTTAAGGCTAGCTCCCAATCGCTGCCGCCTCCGATGAAGGTCACGTCAGTTACCGCTCCGTACGACCGTAGTCCTGGTGGTCCTACCGGAGCTCAGACTGCGGCACGGGCGCAACAAACGGCACTGCAGGGGATGTACCACACTGCACAGGCGTACGAGATGATGGGTGGTGCTGCCGCTCACGATATGGATGCTGGAGCTTCGGCCGGTCAGGGTGGCGGGAATGCGGTTGGCGGGATGATGTCCTCACTCGCCTCGGCTGAAGCTTCGCGTATTGTGGCCGAGATGCGGGCAGCTGGGAAAGACCTGAAAGATCCAGTCGTGTCGGCGGAAATCACCCGTAGAGTAAACGAGTACTTGTCCAGCTACAGAACTAAACACGGAATCTAACCGAGGAGATTAATTATGGCTTTTTTCGGTGCTACTAAACTTGATATTCAAGCATCACAACGGGCTGAACAGGCGGCTCGGGCTGCTTCGTTGGCGGCCAAGCCTCCGACTGTTGCTGTCGCTCCGCCTCAACCATCGATCCCTAAACCAGTGGTTCCTGCTGCTCCCGTTCCGGCGCCTGCCCCAATCCCTGGTACCACCTCAGCGGGGACACCGTTCAAGTCTCTGGCTGTGGCGAAGGCTCCTGCGAACTCTACGCAGACGGCGTTCTATAGTGCGCTGCCTAAGTATTACGGTGGGAGCACGATTGCTGGCCAGACGCAGGATCAGCTCACTGCACAGAATATGGTGCGGAACACGGCTAATCAGCAGGCTTCGACGATCGGGAATTTCCTGACTGACTTCAACGCCAACACGGTTGCTCCGGTGAAGACCACAGCAGCTACTGCCCCGAAGTCTAGCATGGCGATCCGGAACGTGAACACCGCGCCAGCTACCATCGGGGATGTGCGCTACACTGGGAACGTCAATAGTGCCCCAGGTCTTTACGAGGCGCTGGACTTTGCGCTCGGTGATATCCTGACTGAGGGTAACCCGTACGCACAGGCCTCGATGGATTCAGCTACCCGCCAGATTACTGACAACTTCACTCAAGCGGTTCTGCCGCAGTTGGGTTCGGCTGCTCAGCGTAATGGCGCTTGGGGCGGAAGTCGTCAGGGTATTGTGGAAGGTTTAGCGGCTGGTGAGACTGCGAAGGCGGTTGGTGATACCGCTGCGAATCTGGCTGCACGTAACTACGAAACCTCTCTGAATACTTTCGGTCAGGGCATGAGCATTGCCGAGGGCATTCGCGGTCAGGATGTTCAGCAACGTCAGATCCAATCGCAGGAACGTCTGGCTAAGTTCCAAGGTGATCTGGAGTTGGCGGTGGCGAATCGTCAGATTTCGAGCGAGGAAGCTCAGGCGATGATGCAGGCTCAAGCTCAGAAAGAAATGGAGCGTGATTCTCTGCTGTCGCAAGAGGCTCTGGCTAACCGTGAGTTGACCTCGATGGAGGGGAGATCGAACCAGCAAATGCAGCTGGATGAAATCCTCGGTAAAGGTCAGTTGCTGCCATCGGTCTTGGATGCTGGGTACAAACCGGCTCTGATGCTGGATGCGATCGGTGCGGACGACAGAGAGTACGATCAGCAATTGATTGACGCTGACGTAGCCCGTCACAACTTTGGGCAGAACATCGATGCGGAACGTCTGAACCAGTACGCCCAGCTTTTGAGCGGTGGTTCGACTAACGGTATTCTGAGCGGTGGTTCCAACACTGTGACGACCAAGAGTCCTGGGACTTCAAACACCCAGAAAGCACTTGGTGGAGCAGCGGCTGGGGCATCGATCGGTTCGATGACTGATATTGAAAATGGCGGCGGATGGGGAGCACTCATCGGCGCATTAGCTGGATTACTGTGAGGTGAATCGTGGATCTTAATACTCTGTTGGCAAACATTCAGTCCCCCGAGCAAATGGACGCTTTGGCTACCCGTCTGGCTAGTCATGGCCGTCCTCCAGCGGGGATGCCCGGACAGCCGCAACAACCGGCCAGTCCAGCTGCACCGCAAGCTCCGAATCCGATGGCTATCTCTGCACAGCCTCCGGCAATCCCACAGCCTACTTCGGTAGGCGAACTCTTTGGAGGTGTATAATGGCTGATGAAGGTTTAGCTGGAAAGTTTGGCGCACCTCCTGCAGACGATGCTGAGCACTCGACGTTTAAGCAGGAGTGGATGGGCTTCTTCAACAAGCTGAAGTCCGACCCGAATATGCAGCAGGCTCTGTTGGGGTTCGCCGCTAACGTGACTCAGCCGAATGATGGCGGAACTGCTGGCGCTGTGACGGGCGCTATCAACTCAGCTGTCGGCGGGTACAAGGCGATGAACGAGCGTGATGCTGATCGTAAGCTGAAGCAGGAAACCGATGCCGAGCGTCTGGTTCGTGAGCGGGCGGAGCACACCAGCCAGATCGCCAACGAAGCTGTTCAGCGTGCACTCGGTAGGGCTACAACTGATCGCACTAGAGGTCAGATGGAAGGTGATGCGGCTACTGCTGAGAATACCCGAGTCAGCACCACTGCGACGACTAACGCTGATGCTCGTCAGGAGAATGCGGCAGCCGGTGAACGTGATCTGACTGCGGCTCAAGCGGAAGCACTGAGAGCGCAGGCGGCCCGAGACAAGGCTGTAGCGGCAGCAGGCGGTGGCGGGAAGGCGGCGAAACCTAGTCACCTCCAGTTGCTGGCGGCATCAATTTTGGCGAAGGGGCAAGCGACAGATGAAAACGATGCGTACCTCAAAGCGACTGAGATGGACAAGAACCCGACGACTGCGAAGATCGTGCAAGACTTTATCGCTACTCAGGGGTTCATGTATCCGGACAACCTGGACGAGAAAGTTGCAGAGATTGTCGAGCTTAGTAACAAGTACCAGTCAACCGCTGGCGGCAAACCACTTCTTCCATCAACCGCCCCCGCTACTGGTACACCGGCTGGTGCGACACCTGGAATTACGGGGACAACTGTCCAGCCCCGAGTAGACATGGGTCAGCTGAGATTGCTGGCTGATCAGTTCCAGAAGGCTAGAGGTTTGGCTCCGGTGTCCGAAGCTAAGCTACTGGAGATTAGCCAGAACCCTGCGTTGATCCAACAACTAAACCAACGGAGCACTGCAAATGGCCGATAACTTAGAAGACTTTTTTGACGCACCTGTTGCCCAGCCTAACACGCTGGGTTTTTCTGAGCCCGTAGGTAATTCGACGCTGGAAGACATCTTCGATGCACCCTCTCTTGAAGAGGCAATGGATCAAGAGCCAGCCGATTTACCTGCCGAGGCAGCTGACGAAGACTTTCATTTCATGGGGAAAGTGTACGGAGCGCTGAGTCAGATGAACCCCATTGTTAAAGTGGCAGGGGATGCCTTGAAGAACACGTTTGATCCGGAAACCTGGAGAGGAGTTGGCGCTTCCTTCGGGGCGAGCATTGACGAGATGCAGGCGGGGTTGGCACTCCAAGGTCTGGACCAAGCCGAGCAGATGACGAGGGATGCGCAGGCGCTGTCGTTCACGCCAGAGCAGGCACGTAAGGCGATGGAAAGGGAGGAGGAGTATCTGGCCAAATTGGAGGAGGGCAAAGCTCAGCTGAGATTGGAGGCTAAAGCTGCCATCGAACGTCAAGCGGCGAATACACCGAAAGACCTCAACCTCTGGCAACAGGGTTTGCGGGGTGCGGCGTTGAGCGCTCCTCAGGCGTTGGCCGGTATCGGTCTGTCCGCTTTGGCTCGATCCCCGGCGCCGGCTCTGGCGTTAGCGGGAGGCACTGTGTTCGGGACTAGTAAGGCCGGAGCGGAAGTGGCCGGTCACCGTGGTGTAGCCAGTACCGCGAAGGGTTTGCTCGACGCTGGGATTGAGGTGGCCTTCGAGTTCCTGCCAACGGGGAAGACGGTCGAACTTCTGCAGGCGGCGGCTCACGGAAAACCTGATGTGATTGCTAAAGCAGTCGATGTGGTGAAGCACGAATTGGTCGGGGAGCAAGCGACTACCGCTGCCCAAACTCTGGCTAACGTTGCCTTCCAGATGGACACGGAAATGGCGAACGCAGAGACTTGGCAGGAGAAGTTGAAGCTCCAAGCTGACCGCCAAATCGTTACGCTGATTAGTACGGCTCTCCTGAGTGGCGCTACCTCGGGCGGGATTGCTGCGATGACTAGCCCGAAGGAGAAGAAGTTTGATTCGAACGATCAGCCGATTCCGGAGGTGCCATTCAACCCAGAAAAGTTCACCGGCCCACTGGTTTCCAATGACCTACGGACTGCGCAGGAATATGCGGAGACTGCGGAGAAGAAGTTTCAGCGATTGATTGAGGAGGGCGCTCAAGTAGCTGAGATGGTTGGGCAGGAGACTCCGACTGATAAGCAGTTCGGGGCGGAACCGTTCAAGCAAGCTGGCGTGGACCACTTGGTCGGCTATCAGGAGGGGACTTGGACTCCCATCCCACAGCTGATCGAGGCCCAGGAAAAGCCCACTGTGTACACCACCGATCACAACGATTGGCTGGAGCACATCGATCAAATCCGGCAGGAGGGTACGCCCGAAGCGATTGAGAAGGCGACCAATATGCACCTCCAACTGATGCGTTTTGCGGACACGATGCAGCAGAGTAAGAAGGTGATGCAAAAGTGGCAGGAGCAATTCATGCCTGGGGTTAATATCGTCCTGACTTCGATGTCACCTCAAGCCCGACCTGACCAGCTTGGTGCCGCAAGACTGTCCAAGGGTGTGGCGAGAATTTCCCTTCACCCGTTCAACGACAACCAAAGCCAGTTCTCGGAGGCGATGGGCTATCACCTGCTGGCGCACGAATTCGGCCACGTTTTCATGATGAACGAATTTGGTAAGCTGGGTCCGAAAGCCAAGGCAGCGCTGGAGTTGGACTATCAGCAGTGGCTGGGGCAACAAACCCCTGAGATTAGTTTCGCCGAGCATCAGGGTATGAGAGCTACCCCCGACGAACTGGCGATGATCCGTCCCCGCACCGATATTACGATGGGGCAGATCGAGCAGGCGTTGCCGGAGAAGCACGCTGTGTTCGTTTCGCGGGAGGAGTTCTTCGCCCAGCAGATGGCCAAGTACCAGACGTACAACAAGAAGGCTCAAGCTGTGAGCAAGCCATTCTTCTCGCAAGTGGTGGCTAAGCTGCGCAAGTTCTTCAAAACCCACGGCGACGAATTCGCTCCAACCCAGACGTTTGAGGCTTGGCTCGATACCCTGAGCGCTAAGAACAAAGTCGCAAGATTGGAGGCGACTGAACAAACCCGTCAAGGTGAGGTTTGGGAGAACATCCGTCAGGCAGATATCGCAGCGGTTTCCCCGCCGAAGTATGCGGTAGCGAATATGGCTGAGACCAAGTACCGCTTTGACGAGTGGCAGAAGGTGTTCGGCCCGATGGGTATCCAACCTGCTCAAGCGGCCAAGACTCTGGGCCAGAAGCTGGGATCACCCGCATGGCAGGCGGCGCTCGATAAGGGCATCGACAATATGAACCGGTTCAAGAAAAACTTCCGGACGCTGGAGCAGAACGCTCGGAACAACCCGCACATCCCTGGTCTACTCGCATCCAACCCAGACGGGACTGATGGATTCATGCGCAACATCGATGAGGCTGGGCACTTCAAGCGCAGAGAGGCCGAACGCAACAACGAGTTTCTGGGCGAGTGGCGGAGTCTCGGGTCAGCGCAGGCGAGCAAGGTCGGCGAACTGGCTATGCGGGCGGACGAACTCTCGAGAGAGAAGGGGATGAAAATCACCCCGATGGAGCTGGCTTATGAGGCCCGTCTGATTGGGATCAACCAGTCAGCTTTCGACCTGTACGTGAAGATGGAGAAATCCTTTGAGCGGAAATTAGACCAGCTGAATGAAGCGCTTACCGCTCGGGCTAACCGGAAGCAGTGGACTGACGAGGGTGGGAAAGCCTCCTATTTGCGGCAGTTGCAGTCCAGAGTTTCTGCGATGCAAAGCCGGAACTATTTCCCCTCTATGCGGTTTGGCGAGCACATCGTTCTGGTGAAGGCCGAGAAGGACGGGATCTATAATAACCAGTATTATCGGAAAGGTGACACTCTTCTGCGGGAGCACTTCGAGACCCCAGCTAGGGCGGACGAGCGGGCTGCTCAACTGAAGAAGCAGAACATCGGTCAGGCTAATGTGGTTGGGCGGGACAAGATCCCTGACTATAATGCGATGTCCTATCAGGGTATGCCTCCAGCACTCCTTGAGGAACTGATGCGCCGGTTGCCGGAGTCCGAGCACAAGGCTATTGCTGATGCGATGGCGGCGACAGCTCCTGGCCAAGGGTTCGCCAAACGCATGATCCAGAAGGAGGGGATTTCTGGTGCGAGCAAGAATTTCCGAAAATCCTATCTGAGCTATATGGAGAGCTTCGATCGCCACCTGAGCCGGATGATGTTCGAGGATCAACTGGACTCCAATATCCAAGCGGTTCACGAAAGCGCCCAGAACCTGGTCATGCAGGGGAAAGACGCCAGTACTAGACGTCAGGTTCAGGAGATGATGGTGGACACGAAGGAGTACCTGTTCAACCCCGGCGAGGAGTTCAGAGCTTGGGGTGCGGCAGCGTTCCAGTTCCATCTGGCCGGTGTTCCCAAACATGCTGCGTTGGCGTTGATCCAGATCCCGATGGTTTCGCTCCCAAACCTGACTGCGCAGTACGGAACCCTAGCAGCTAGTCGGGCGATGCAAAAAGCGATCTCTCGGATTTATGATAAAAAGTTCGATCCAGCTTCGCTTCCGCTTCCACTCCAAGAGGCGCTGCATCAGGCCGAGGTGGACGCTGTGCTGGAGCAGACGATGGGGAAAGAGCTGGCTATGATCAGCAACTCCGGCAACCTTGATCGGCTGGTTCCAAACGCGTTCGGCAACGGGGATAACGTGGCGCACTACTGGGGTATGTTCTCCTCCTTGGCGGCGGGTATGTTTCACCACGGCGAAAAGCTAGCCCGTCAGATTACCTTCCATACCGCGTGGGAGTTGGAATACGCCCTAAGCGGTGACACGGTGGCCGCCTATTCCGCCGCCAAGGACGCAGTATCTCGGGGTCACTATAACTTCACCGCCGTAAACAACGCGCCCATAATGCGCGGGAAGGTGCGCCCGTTGTTCGTTTTCCAATCTCATATCCAAGGCACACTTGATCTGATGTTCGGAAAGAATAACCCAGGTCGGTGGCGGGCTATGGCGATGTTGCTGATGGCGGCGGGTTTAACCGGTCTCCCAGGCGCTGACGACGTGAGTGAAGTGATCGACTGGTGTATCAAGAAGTACAACTCCAATCGGGGCGACTACTCCACAGTGCCGGATGTGCGGGAAAATATCAGAGGGAATTTGGTGGAGATTATGGACTTTGCTGGCCACGATTCCGCCAAGCTCATTGCTGATTTGATGATGGACGGTACAGGCAAATGGGGATTCGGACTCCCTTGGCTGAGCGATGTGACCGGTGTCCCACTGGGTAGCTTCGACATCACCCCGAGTTTGGGGATGGGTCAGGTGGTGCCGGGGATTAAGGCCATCAACGCCCCTGACTTCAACACCGGTGTAGCTCAGATGACTGAGGGTGCGTTAGGCCCAGCCTTCGGGATTCCGCTCGGGATGGTTCAGGCGATGTACGAGTCGAATGCCAGCGGCGATTGGCGGATGGGCAAGTTCATGCCTGCGATGGTAAGAAATCCAAAGACAGCAGCGGATTATATGGAGGGTTCGGCTGAGGACAAGTACGGTACGCCAGTGGTGGACTTCGACAAGAACAACCCTCAGCACCAAATGGATGCGGTGTGGCAGGCGGCTGGGTTAATCCCGACTAGACTGAGTGTGGAGCGTGATGCACGGTGGGCAGCGACCAAGACCAACGAGTACTACTCTGCGGTGCGGACGATTCTGACTATGCAGATGGAGGAGGCTATCAAGGCTCAGTCGCCGGAGGCAATCTCGGATATGATCCGGAACATTCAGGAGTTTAACAAGACGGTTCCTAACCCTGGGTACATGCTCAATCCGGTAACAATCCGGACTGGGGTTGGAGCTAGAATGAAGGCTGAGGAGAAGGCTAAGCTGGGTATACCACAGAGAGCGATGGATACTATGGCAACCCAGGAGATTAGAAACAACCGACCAACGGCTGATTAAAGGAGCTTGATTTTTGGGACCCCCACCTCGACGATCGTGGTAACGCGTTTGGCCTGGTGGAGGTCTTTGATAACCTTCTCGAATTCCTCCCAGCTCATGTGGGCTGCGGCCATTCCGTACAGGGCTTGGAGTGGAACCGGCCCTGACTTCAAGAACCGCACCAACACCGCAGACTTCTTCCCCGCTACACTCAGGCCGATGTTCCCAAATACCTTGGGCATCATGGCCTCCACCTCTGTCACAATCTCAATCGAACGTTTCAACTGGGACTCAGTGATGATGCGGTCATCCGACTCGGCCGCTGATATGATCATCGCAATCTTGTGGATGTGGGTCTGCTTACGGGCGATGTAACCGTCATAGTTGGCAGTCGTTAGGTGAGAAGGCAGGTTCTTAAAGAAGCCCTCATACCACTGTTCGCCCAGCATTTCTGCCTCGAAAGACAAGGTCATCTCCCCAGCCATTGCTCCGATTTGGCACAGATCCTCGATCAATTTGGTGCGGATTCCGTCTCTGTCGAAAGCCCCAGTCCGCATTGATTTAGCTGGGTAGGCCACGTACTTGCGCTTGGTCTCGCCGTAGACGAACACGGTGCGGGAGGTGAATCCGCCGCCGATCATATACTCTGGCATGGCCGACGAAATCCAAGACGAGGTGGTGCAGCCGATGATGTTTAGGCAGGGGTTCTTGATTACGATGTCACCGCCGGAGAGAGTGGATTTGGTCCAATCCCCTGCACGTGAATCCCACAGGTCAACCAAGACATCGACCAGTTCGCGGTTGGTTGGGTCGAGGAAAGTCCCAAGTTCTGACGGGGCGCAGGTCATGGTGGATTGAGAAAGGAAACGGGGGAGAGCGTCTCCCTCATTCATCACCTGAAACACCTTGTTGGTTTGCATCAGCTTCTGGACTAGCGATTGCCAAGTTACAGCGGAAGGTCCCATCGTCACGTCAGGAACTTTTTTGAGCAAGTCCATGGCGAGGGCAGCTGTGGTGGATTTGGCTACGATTCCTGGTGGTGCGACCAGAACGATGTAGCAGTTCGGCGCCCATTGGAAGTAGCCCTGATCGATCCACACCTTACGGCGTAGGGCACCTGCGATAGCACTAACACCTGACCAGAAGTGGAATTGAGTCGGGGCTTCTGAGTAGTCAGTGTACTTCACGTAGGCGTCGAGCCAGTTTGCGTAGTGGCGGGCCATCAATTATCTCCGTACTTCGTTATCGTAAATTCGGGTGAAAGCAGGTATATGTGGTTGTGCCTG